CCATGGTTGGGTAACAAAGTGAGTCAATCGCCCGCACCCCCAGGGCTGCTGGGGAGAACGGCCACCGTAATGCGAATTGAAATTGCTTGGCTGCTGCATCGATTTGGGTCATTGGGTATCCCCCCGAACCGAATGAGGCACTCATGGCTGATGGTCCCTGTCTGCGTTGATAAGTCTTGGCTTTCTTGTTCACAACTACGACGGTCTTGGTGTACCGACGCGGCTGACGATTCTTCCTCAACTTGCGCCCACGGGCCTTGTTGGGCATAATGCTTCAGGTTAAGTGACAGCTTGGTAAAGGTATGTAAACGCGTACTCACTGGCGCGCCAGACGTACATCGGGATCGAGATGTTCCAAATTAAAAAGTTGGTCAACTGCACTCGAACGCAGCAATCTCGCCCTGTCTGGTCTTGGTAGGTCAAAATCAAGCACTGTTATGGGCAGCTTGTACTTGTGAATAAACCCGTACGCCCAATTGACGCTTTCCGAGTCACACTGCAGCGCCGAGTATTGGTATGTACTCAAGAATGTTGGCATCGCACCGCCCCGCGAGATCCACTGTTTCGCATGGTAGCTCAGAAACGTCTCAATCGCGTGAAGTCCTCTGTAGTGGGGTCGCAGTGCGGTGATCGTGGCATGAATATCAGCACCTGTGTGTTTGGTGGGGCGGTGTGTTGAGAAGAAGAGCTTGGTGTACAGATTGGTCAGTTTTGGGACAAACCTAAGTTTGCCGTTGTACGTGGGCCATACTGACAGGGATATGTATTCGATCAACAGGGGGTCAGTTGTGACCCCGCGAACTGGGGTAATGCCACACTGTTCTTCGCCAAATTTCATAGCCGTGTTCAGATCAACCAAACATGGCTCAACGACGTAGTTGTAGCACGCACAGTAATCATCGCCCATAAAAAGGCAATCGACGCGGCGTGGCCGCAAATGGCTTGGGAGGTTGCGGATCGTCGTGTAGGCAATGACCATAGAAATGATCGTATTGCCAACCGATGTATTCCAATCGCCAGACAATCTCTTCCAAGCTGATTTGTACTTGACTGTGCCATCCATGCACCTTACAGTGCCGACAACACCTGCTGATCTTTTCAAAACTTCTTCTGCGACAGTGGGATCGAACAGCCTGTAAACTGCTGCTTCAAACTCAAGATGTGGTTGTTGCATTGTCGAATCCCAATTTTTGCCGTCCCTCTCATCATAAACTTTGGCTCCTGGTCTCTCCCTAGCTTCGTTAAGGAGGGCGCTCAGTTGATCAATGTTCATGCCCGATGTGTAGTGGAAACAGTAATCTACACCATTCTCGCTGAATTCCACTTTCTTGAGTGATAGGGCGATAGCCTTGTAGGCATCAGGACGCAAATATGCAGTGGCGTCGTTCTTGTTGCCCTGGATCAATCGTGCTTTACTCGGCGGGCCAGGGTTGACCTCCCTTTTTACGAAACTCTTGGCCTTATCCAAAGCTACCAAGTCATAGCATGTCGACTTGACAATGCCATCGAGCTTAGCAGTGGTG